ATTTCCTTCCAATTACCCGAAAACCGACCAAAACCGGCTAATGACTACGAAACACAACAAAACGGACATATAAACCAACCAGAACCAACCGAGGCTAAAGCAAACAAATTGGGGGCTGGCATTGTAGGTAGCCCAACACCTCGGATATTTAGCAGCCCAGTTAAAGGCGCGACAAGTAGAGCACCCGAGGTCATTGAGTTTGCAGAATCTATTGGGATGAAGTTGATGCCGTGGCAGATCAATGCCCTTGGAGATATGTTGTTGGTGAAGGATGGCAACTGGGTTGGCAAAACAATTGGATTGTGCGTAAGTCGGCAGAATGGCAAAACTGAGTTAGCAAAACTCCGAATCTTGGCTGGCATTTATCTCTTTGGTGAGAAGTCAATTGCAATGATGTCCTCAAACCGCAATATGGCAGTGACCACATTTAGGCAGATCCATTACCTGATTCAAGAAACCCCAGAGTTATTTGTGAAATGGGAAAAAACTTACGCGACTAACGGCAACGAGCGCATCCGGTTTAAGAATGGCGCGGAGATTATTGTGGTTGCAGCTACAAATGAAGGTGCGCGTGGACTCTCGGTTGATTTCTTTTTCATTGATGAGTTGCGAGATATTAAGGCCGAGGCGTGGGATGCCGCGCTATACACAACCCAAGCCAAACCTCAATCCCAGATCCTGACAGTTTCCAATGCAGGCGATAAGGGCAGCACGGTATTGAATCAATTGCGAGAAAAAGGCATCGAGGACAAAACACCATCATTGCGTTGGTTGGAGTGGAGTGCGCACCCATCTTTGAAAATTACCGACCGCAAAGCGTGGGCGCAGGCAAACCCTGCATTGGGTCACACAATCACGGCCGAAATCCTTGAGCACCGAATCCGCACCGGTGATCCAAATCAGGTGCGTACCGAAATGCTCACTCAGTGGGTTGACAATCTGGCAAGCCCTTGGCCAATTGGCGCGTGGGAATCTTGCAAGATTGAGAACTTAGTGTTTGAGCCTGGTGCATCTACATTCTTTGCAATGGATATATCTCCAAGCCGCAGGCACGCTGCATTGGTGGCAGGGCAAATGGTTGGCGATAAGGTTAAACTCAAATGTTTGCAAACTTGGAAATCTGAAGCCTCAATTGATGATCTCAAAATGGCCAGCGAAATCAATGAGGACATTAAACGATTCAGGCCAAAGATGTTGTTGTTTGATCGTTACACCACTGCCGGAGTAGCTGCACGATTGGCTCACACTGGTGTGCCAGTGATGGAAATATCCGGCCAATTGTTTGCCAGTGCTTGCGATGAGATGTTGGCAGCGATGAGCCACAACCGGATTGAGCACGGGGATGAGTACGAATTGAGCGAATCAGTAAACTCTTGCGCAATGCGCACAACTGATAGCGGTTGGAGAATAGTGCGCCGAAAGTCAGCCGGTGAGGTAGCTGCTGCAATCGCAGCCGCAATGGTTATCTGGTATGCAAACAAACCACAGGCAGTTGCCGCGATTTATGTCAATTAGACACGCCGAAAGGTATTAAATACTTTTTGCCCCATATTGACCTATAGTTCTGATATGGGTTTATTGTCCACTTTGCGCTTAGTTGATGCGGTCATCCCAGAATCAGTGCCAACTATTCAAGCACAATACGCGCCACCGGCAATGAATGGCACGAGTGCTTATTCATATTTAAATCCAGCAGTTTATGTAACACGCACCGAGGCACTGGCCGTTCCCAGTGTTTCGCGTTGTCACTCGTTGATTACCGGAGTAATTGGGTCAATTGAATTGAACCTTTACAAAAAATCAACGGGTGCAGAATTAGAATCACCAATGTGGTTGGATCAACCAGATTACCGGCAACCAAGATCAGTAACCATTGCAGCTACAGTTTCAGATTTATTTATGCACGGCGTTGCATATTGGGAAGTCACACAAACTTTTGCTGATAGCGGCAGAGCATCCGGCTTTGCGTGGGTTTCATTTGATCGCGTAACACAAAAACTTAATTCAACAAATACTTTGGTTGTTGGATACACAGTTGATGGATCAGGATTGCGACCACAAAATGGTTTGGGAAGTATCGTTACATTTCAAGCACTCGACTCTCTGGGGATATTGGGCCGAGGTGGTCGCACTATTAAAGCCGCATTGGATTTGGAAAAGGCAAGCGCAGTTGCAGCTAGTACGCCAATGCCTTCAGGTTATATTCAAAACAGTGGTGCAGATTTGCCAGAGGAACAGATTACTGGACTTCTTGGCGCGTGGAAGTTGGCAAGACAACAGAGAAGCACGGCATACCTTTCCAGCACTCTTAGATTTGAGCCAACTAACTTCTCCCCTAAAGATATGCTTTACAACGAAGCAAAACAGATGTTTGCAACAGAAATTGCACGACTTTGCAATGTGCCAGCATATTTGCTCAGTGCAGATCTTAACAATAGCCTCACATATTCTAATATTTTAGATGAACGCCGCCAATTTACTGATCAAACTTTGATGCCATTTATTATGGCAGTGCAACAAAGATTATCAATGGATGATCTGACCGCACACGGCAATGAAGTGCGCTTCAATGTTTCAGAAACTTTCTTGCGATCCGATGCACTTACACGGCTTGCAGTAATTGAAAAAATGCTTGCCCTTAATTTGATCACACTAGATCAAGCCAAAGAGATGGAAGACCTTTCACCGAATGGAGCGACAAGTGGAGCAACAGCCCCTACACCTAACCTTTAACACAACCGTTGAATCAAGCGATGCACAGCGCAGGATTATTGCTGGCAAGATCGTGCCATTTGGCGAAATCGGCAACACAAGTGCCGGTCAAGTTGTATTTGAAAAAGGATCTATCAGTTACAACACTGGTGGCAAAATTAAACTTTTATTGGAGCACAATGCAAAAGATCCAATTGGAATGATGCAAAGTGCAAGTGAGGATGCCTCTGGCATTTACGCATCTTTCAAAGTTGCACCAACAACCAAAGGCAATGATGCATTGATCGAAGCATCAGAGTTGCGCGATGGGTTAAGTGTTGGCGTAATCGTTGATGCAGCAGAACCACGCAACGGCATTCTTTATGTAACCAAAGCAAGTCTGAAAGAAGTAAGTTTGGTGCAGGCAGCAGCCTTCGAAAGCGCAGCAGTTCAATCAGTTGCAGCTAGTGAAGTAGTGCCTGAACCAGTAGAGGAAACACAAACCCAACCAACCGAAAGTGAGGCCAGCGTGGACAACGCTACCCCAGCACCAGAGGTAGAAGCCCAAAAGGTCGAAGCCTCACAACCAAAATACACACCAGTTGCACACACTGAAGTGCGCAACCCAATCAAAACCAAATCAAATTATTTGCAGCATTCAGTGCTTGCAAAACTTGGCAATGATGATTCAGTGCAATATGTTCGCGCCGCTGATGCTTATGCAAAAAAGGCAATGACATTTGCAGACGATTCATTTACCACCAACCCTGCATTTTCACCGGTTGCTTATATTCCAACCGTTATTGATACAGCAGTTGGCGCAAGACCAACAATTGATGCTTGCGGCGGTGCGCGTGTAATGCCAGCAACAGGAATGGTTATTTCTCACCCAAAAATTTCTACATCAGGTACTGTTTCAAGCACCGGAGAAGGTGCAGCACCATCTGAAACCGGCATTGTGTCTGCCTATGTAAATGCAACCGTAACCAAATATGCTGGTTTGCAACGCTACAGCCAAGAATTGCTTTTGCGTAGTGATCCGTCATTCTTTGATGCAATGCTTGAAAATATGACTCGCGCTTACAACAAAGCAACCGATGCAGCAGTTATTGCAGAAATTGTGTCTGGTGGTACTCAAGCAACAGCACAAGCTGCAACAATTGCAGGCGTTCAGGCTTATGTTGCGCAAGCAGCACCAGCGGTTTATGCCGGTGCAGGTGAAGTAGCAACAGCATTTATTGCAGGCACTTCAATCTGGTCATTACTTATCGGAGCAAATGACTCAACTGGGCGCAGCATTTACAATGCAGCAATGCCATCAAATGCCAATGGTCAATCCACACCACGCACATTGCGCGGCGATGTAATGGGCTTAGATCTTTGGGTTGATTCAAATATGGTTGCAACAACCATTGATGATGCAGCATTTATTATTACACCATCAGCGATTGCAATTTATGAATCACCAGTGTTGCAACTTTCAACCAATGTGCCAACTTCGGGTGAAATTGAAGTGGAATTGTTTGGATTTTTGGCCACTAAGAGTTTGATTGCAACAGGATTGCAGCGTTACAACCTGACCTGATCGCAACCCTAGTCCGGCCGCCCCTTGCCCCTAGTCCGGCAGGGGGTTGGCCTCTAAACTGAAAGGAGTATCCAATGGCCGCAACTTATGTAACGATGTCAGAACTTCGCACAAATCTTGGCATTGGTACTCTTTACGCAGATGCAACAGTTGAGGAAGTCTGCCAAAGTGCTCAAGATATAATTGATGCCTACCTTTGGTACAACTCAGCATTGGTTTATTCCACAGCATTAACCAGTAATGTTGCAACAATTACAACAACACAACCACACGGATTTGTCACCGGCCAAAGCGTAACCATTACCAAATCAGACACCGCAACATTTAACGGCACTTATACAATCACCGGATACACAACTTTTACATTTACTTATGCAAAAACAGCAAGCGATCAAACTACGCATTTGGTCGTGCCATTTGGATTGGTACGCGGCCCAAATCACTCAACCGCGTATGCAAGTGTTGCAGCTGTACGGGAAGCCTCAATGATGATTGCAGTGGACATTTGGCAGGCACGGCAAGCACCTTCCGGACAAGGCGCAAGCATTGACGGGTTTGCACCTTCACCATTTAAGATGGGCAATACCTTAATTGCTCGTGTGCGTGGCCTTCTTGCCCCGTATATGGCCCCAACAGCAATGGTTGGATAATGCCAACAGCAATAACAACCCTGCGCTCTACACTTGCAACCACTTTGGCCAACGCCGGTGTTTGGTCAACCTTTGCCTACCCACCAAGCGCACCGATTGCCAACTCAGTTGTTGTGATGCCGGATGATCCCTACCTTGTGCCAAACAATCAGACACGATCTAGCATCCTGCCATTTGCACGGTTCAAAATAATGATTCTTGTGCCACTGCTAGATAATCAAGGCAACTTAAACACAATTGAAACTTTTATGGTAGCCGTGTACAACAAACTTGCGGCAGCTAGTTATCAAATGAACATTACCGGATTTGCAGCACCTACGACTTTGGCCTTAGCAACTGGGGATCTTTTGACCACAGATTGCTCAATTGAAGTACTAAGTGATTGGAGTTAATTATGAATTATGAAGTATTGGCAGGCATCGTTGGGGGCAAAGAGGCAGGGCAAACCCTAACTGATGAGGACTTAGCAACAGCAAACATTGATGCGCTTATCGCAAGCGGATCGATCAAACCGATAACGGCGAAACCAAAGAAAGATGAGGCAGCAGAATAATGGCAACAACAACAGCACTGAGCAACACAGTATCAGTAACAATTAACTCGGTTGATCTATCTGACCAAGTAACCAGCGCAACCATCAACCAACAATTTGATGAACTTGAGACAACCGCAATGGGCGCAACCGCGCATTCATTTGTTAAGGGTTTGGAATCCAGCACAATAACCCTGGACTTCCTAAACTCTTATGCAGCCAGTGAAGTTTATGCAACCTTACAAGCTGCATACGGCACGGTTGTTACTTGCGTGTTAAAGCCAACCACAGCAGCAGTAAGCGCAACGAACCCGAGTTTTACCGCATCGATTTTGGTAAATAACCTCACACCTATCAACGGTGCAGTAGGAGATCTATCAACTCAATCAATCACATTCACTTGCACCAGCACGGTAGCAATCGCAACTTCATAACAACTAAGCAAAGGGGCTAGGCAATGGCTAAGTTAAAGATCACACGCACCACCGGTGAAATTCAAGAGTTTGAAATTACACCAATAATTGAATATGCGTTCGAACAGAACAAAAAGAAAGGCATTCACAAAGCCTTTGCAGATGATCAAATGCAAAGTGATGTGTATTGGTTGTGTTGGGAAGCCATCCGGCGATCCGGCGAATCAGTGCCGATCTTTGGTGAGAAGTTTCTGGAAACGCTGAAGGCAGTTGAGGTATTAGATAGCGACCCTTTAGGGGATTGAGTGGCAAAGACTCACTCACTTATTTGGTCGCAAATCTAAGCGTTGAAACTGGGATCGCTCCCAGTGAGTTTATCGGGATGGATCCGGTGATGCTCAAAATGATTTTACGAGTGCTAGAGGAAAGGGCGAAGGCAATAAAAGATGCAAGCCGCCAATCTCCGAGGACTCAACGCCGCAATTAAAAATATCCGGCGCATCTCACCTGACTTGCTCAAAGAGATGAACCGCGAAATAAAAGTCTTAACCAAAGAAATGGTTAGCGATGCCAAAGGATATGCACCGCGCACCGTGCCTGCTGGTTTGAGTCATTGGGCGGATTCCGGCCGCCAGTGGTCAGCCTTTGATGGATCTGAAATTGTCAAGGGTATAAAGGTCAGCACAGCACGCAACAAGATCGGCAATAAAGGCTGGTCATCTCAGGTCAAACTTCTCAACGCATCCGCAGCTGGTGCGATCTATGAAACAGCAGGCCGAAAGAATCCAACGGGTCAACCGTGGGTGGGGCCAAATGGTGGAGGCGGTAAACGCTACTCACACTCCCGCAATCCAAACGCAGGAAGACAATTTATTGATGCAATTGAAAGAGATTCAGGCCTTACAGTGCGAGGCGAAAAACAAGGGCGCATTATTAATCGGGCATTTGATGAAAATAAAGCAGAGATTGTGCCAGCAGTGACCAGTGCAATAATTAGGGCCACTGACAAGTTCAACGCATTACCAAAGAAGGTGCGCAATGGCTAGAGGCAACGCATATGGCATCCCGTTAATTGTCACGGCTGATACACGCGGAGCAAAAAAGGCTGATAAATCACTTAAAAGTTTGATTAAGAGCACTAAGTCCTTTGGCTTAACCAGCAAGTTAAGCATTGGCGCAGCTAGTGTTGCACTTGCTGCATACACTAAAAAATCAGTTGCAGCGGCCCTTGCCGATGAGAAGGCACAAAAGAGCCTGACTCAAACCCTCAAAAACTTGGGATTGGCTTACACCAGCGTTGGAGTAAGTAAATACATTGACAGCCTACAAAGGGCAACCGGCGTATCTGATGATGAACTCAGGCCAGCATTTCAAAAATTGGTGTTGGTGCTTGGGGATGTTGGCAAAGCCCAGAGTGCACTATCACTTGCAATGGATATCTCAGCGGGCACTGGCAAGGATCTAAGCGCAGTATCAATGGCGTTGGCCAAAGGTTATTCAGGACAAACCACAGCCCTCAGCAGACTAGGTGCAGGCTTAGATAAAGCATTGTTGGCCTCTGGTGATATGGAAGCAATCACTGCCCAATTATCTAAACTTTTTGCAGGTCAAGCACTTACAGCGGCAAAAACTTATTCAGGCCAAATGGCAATCTTAGGTGTTGCAGCGCAAGAGGCCAGTGAAACAATTGGATTTGCACTTATCAATTCATTAATTGATCTTGGTGGAGAAGATGGCGCAAAAAATCTTGCATCTCAAATGGAAGCAACTGCAACTGCCACTGCTGAAATAATTGCTGGCTTAACAGTAATGATTAAACAATTGAAATCTATTCCAATCCTAAAAGATTTAGGTGGTGGATTTTCACCTCTAGGAATTATCACAAATGCTATTCGCGGATTAGGTCGCAAAGACATTGCAACTAAAACCGCTAAAAGTGAAGCCAACCCATTTGATCGAGGCCTTAACAATCGGGCATTGGAACTTGCAACCAAGATTGTGAAAAAGAAAAAAGAAGCCGCAAAGATTGACAAAGCCTCAGCAGCCACTAGCAAATTACAAAAGATGTTTGACATTGATGCAGTACAGATTGCAGCTGCACTCAAAGGCAATATCAGCGAACTAGACCGCAAAAGCCTTTTGGCAATGCAAGCACTTAAAACCGAGGACAAAAACGACGATATAACAGCCCTCAAAGAAGTAGAGCAGGCCAAGATCAACGCCGATGCAGCTGATAGATCGCGCAAGATTTCAGCACTTCAGGACACCATAAGCATTAACAAATTAGCCCTTGCAGATGTTGAGAGCACCTTGGCAAAGATAAGCAAACTACCAGTGCCAATTGTCACTTATGCCGGTGGATTATTTGCAGGCACTTCTCTTGCACCATCTGGCACAAATGCTGGAACGCAAGCACCAATTGCGCCATCAATGCCAGTAATGCCAAGCACAAACGCAGGAGGGGTCACTGCACCCGATTTAAGTGGTTACAGCGCAACAGAATTAAAGCAAGGTTTATTGGGCCCAACCACAGTAAATATGACATTCAACGCAGGAGTTATATCTGAGGAAGCAAAATTGGCAAGAATTATGCAAGCTGCATTGCAAGAGGCCAACCGCAACGGTTGGAGCACTTCAGGTTTGGCAACCGGATGAGCCTGCCCGCAATTGCGGTAATTCTTAACTTCTCAAGTGGCCCGTCATTCGGTCAGGCAATGATTATTGGATCAGGCGTGCTTGGCGTAAATATCTTGGCCGATAGTGCAACCGTCACAGCCGATGTTTCAGATACAGTGCAAGCGGTTAATATCTCACGAGGTCGTAACGCACTCAGCGATGTATTCCAAACCGGCACTTGCAGTGTGGTCATTGCTGATGAAACGGGCGCATTCAATCCCCAAAATATGTCAAGCCCCTACGCGGGACTTATTCAACCTTTGCGCAAGATCACCATCACTGCCACAGACCCAGCCACCGGCATTGTATGGGCAATGTTTGCGGGTTACACCACCGGATTTAATTATCAACAAAGCCGATATGTGGGAGAAGTATCAACCACAACCATCACGGCAGTTGATGGCTTCAGACTTGCCAACCTTGCACAACTTACAACGGTGGCAGGATCAGCAGCTGGTAACTTATCTGGCACACGGATCACTCAAATACTTGATGCAATTGCTTGGCCAAACTCAATGCGCGATATTGATGCAGGGCAAACCACGGTGCAGGCAAACCCTACGACCAACGCAACAGCCCTTGCCAAACTTCAGCAAGTCACTGATTCTGAGTACGGCAGCCTTTACATTGATGCCTCTGGCAATATGGTATTTCAGGATCGTTTATTCACTGAATCGAGTGTTGCAGCTACACCGACGGTGTTTGCGGATAACGGCACGGGTATTCCCTATAGCCAAATCAAATGGTTGTTTGATGATACGCAAGTTTATAACTCTGCCAGTATCACGCGCATTGGTGGCACTGCACAAACGGCTGAGAATGCCAGCAGCATTGCTCTTTATTTTAAGCACTCATACAATCGCACCGATTTGATTATGGAAACCGATGCAGTGGCATTGCAATATGCGCAGGCTTATGTGGCAAGCCGTCAGGCCACAACAATCAGATGTGATGCAATCAGCCTTGATCTAAACACGACCAGCACGGCCGGTGTCACAGCTGCATTACAATTGGACTATTTCGACCCAATCACGGTAAAGAGCACCCAACCGGCAGCAACGGGAACTAGCACACTGGACAAGACTTTGCAGATTTTTGGTGTATCTCACGCGGTCACGCCAAATACTTGGGTAACTACCTTTACAACCCTTGAACCCATTATTGATGCCTTCATTATTGGGTCAAGTCAATACGGGATTTTAGGCACTTCGGTACTATCATACTAACCACAAAGGAGCAATAGATGGCAACAGGATTTCCAGCAGCTACGGGTGATGTGCTCAGTGCTGCAATGTTTAACGGGCTAGTGAGTTACACGATCAACACGCAATCAGGTGCAACATACACACTGGCAAGCACCGATCAGTATCAGGCTCTTGTCATTACTTCCAACGCTTCAACCAAGACCGTGAGCATCCCAACAGATGCAACTTACGCATTTCCTAACGGCACGGCAATTACTATTTTAAACACAGGCGCAGGACTTCTTACAATTAATGCCGTAACAGCAGGCACAACGGCAGTGACGAGTGCCGGTGCAACTAGCGCAAGCCCAACGGTGGCACAATATAAGGCAGCCGTAGCAATTAAAACAGCGACAAACGCGTGGACAGTTATAGGAGCAGTGGGTTAATGATTGGCAATGTTGTTGCGGGTATAACTGGAATAGTTGCACCTTTAAGTCCGTCGAGCGTTGATTACTTAGTAATCGCTGGTGGCGGTGGAGGTTCAGCCGGTTATGGTTCAGGAGGCGGTGCCGGTGGGTATCGCACTAATTCACTAGCAGTAACAGCAGGTGTTGCATTAACGGTAACAATCGGTGCAGGCGGTGCAGGCGGTTCAGGTGCTTATCCTTCTCCTGGTTCCGTAGGAAATAACAGCGTATTTTCAAGCATCACCAGTGATGGCGGTGGCCGAGGCGTACAAAGTGGAGCCGGTGGCAATGGTGGTTCCGGTGGTGGTGGTGGCGATGGTTCACCTGCAGCTGGTGGTACACCAACATCAGGTCAAGGAAACGCAGGCGGTAGCGGTAGCCTTTCAGGTGGCAACTATGGATCCGGCGGTGGTGGTGGAGCCGGTGCAGTAGGAGTTGCTGGTACTTCAACCGTTGGCGGTAATGGTGGCGCAGGATTAAGCAGCAGCATAAATGGCACTGCAACAACTCGTGCCGGTGGTGGTGGTGGTGGTACTTACAATGGTGGCACTAGCGGTTCAGGTGGAGCAGGTGGCGGCGGTAATGCCGGAAGTGCAACAGGTTATCCAAATGACGGCCAAGCCGGTACAGCCAACACAGGCGGCGGTGGTGGCGCATCTACGGCAACACCTTATACAAAGGTTGGCGGATCGGGAGGATCGGGAATTGTGATCATCGCTTACCCTGACACATTTAAGGCTGCAACACTTTCAGGTTTAACATATACAACCCCAACCCGCGCTGGGTATCGGGTGTATCAAATCACAGCAAGCAGCGCAGGAACGATCACCTTCTAATGGCACACCACGCAAAAATAGAAAACGGAATTGTGACTCAAGTAATTGTTACTTGCGATGATGATGAAAATACTTTTGCTGATCGTATGTTGGCTGAAACTGGCGAACAATGGGTGAGAACCAGTTACAACGGGCGCATTAGATACAATTTTGCAGGCATTGGTTATGTTTACGATTCCATTAGAGATGCGTTCATTGCCCCAAAGCCTGATTGTGGACACTCTGAACTGGTTTTAACGCCTGAAACTTTGCAGTGGAATTGTGATAATGACGAACACAAAACTCAAATCCGATAACGGTTGGCCAGCAAGCAAAGATCCTGCTGAAATTGGCATCAAATCTTATTTGATTAAAGGCACTGATATAAAGATTAGATGTGCTAAAAAAGCAGGCCCATTGTTAGCAGCATTTGCAGCTGAGTTTCACGAAAAGATTGAGCCGATAGACAAAGGCGCATTGGATGATTGGGGTTATTGCTTCCGGATGGTGCGAGGCCGTGAGGATCGCCTAAGCAACCACAGCAGTGGCACGGCTATTGACTTAAACGCAACCAAGCACCCATTGGGTGCAGAGCACACCTTCGCCGAGGGGAAGGCTGCACTCATCATTGAATTGTGCGCCAAATACGGGTTGAAGTGGGGCGGTACTTATCGCAACCGTAAAGATGAGATGCACTTTGAAGTTTGCCTGACCCCTAAACAGGCAACAGAGCGCATCAACGCTCTGGGATTGGAGCAGTAAATGGCGGTACAAATAAAAGCAGCGTGCGGAACATACATCCGTGCTTTGCTAACCATCCTATTAACCTTGATGGCCACAATAGGAAAATCACCAATTGAGTTTTCTGGTGAGGATTGGAAAATGGTTGCCAATGGACTTTGGGCATCTCTTTTGCCGGTCATTATGCGTGCATTGAGCACAAATGATGACAAATACGGTAGAGCACCAAAAGAGTAAAGCCCGACACGCAGGGGCGGATGTTGCGCAATGTCTGCCCCTAGTGTCACACTGATAGTCCGGACTAGGAAAGGACTAGAAAATGGCAGCAAACGCCGCATTTGCAGTAATGGTGGCAATGTACATAGCAATATGTTTTGGATGCGTACTTCTTGGTTACGCAATAGGCCACAGAGATGGCAAGCACATAGGTTACAAACGAGGCCGTGCGATTGGCTACACCAAGGCCAAGCAAGATTGGAACCTAACAAATGGCATTTAACCTTGACGATTACCAACCGGTTGATGAGCGTATTGCCCTATTTTGGGTGAAATATCCTGAAGGTCGCATTGATACCGATTTGGTGCACAACGACGGCAAGTGTTTTATTGTCAAAGCCACTGCCTACCGCAATGATGGCACGATTATGGCGATTGACTACGCCCAAGAAATCATTTCTGATCGTGGTGTGAACCGTGACTTTGCACTGGAAAATTGTGCGACTTCGGCAATTGGTCGAGTATTGGCCACGGCTGGATTCCAAGCCAAGATTGGTAAACGCCCAAGCCGTGAGGAAATGGCCAAGGTGCAAAGGGTTGCAGCTGGTGATCCAGTGCCACAGGATGATCTCTGGAATAAACCGGCTGAGCCTGATTTGGCCACGGCGATGCAAGTGCTTAGCAGTATCGCAACACCTTTGGAGCGCGAGCCCAATGTTCGTGCTTATCCCTGCAAACACGGCACCAGAGCCCATAAAGAGGGCACCAGTGCAGCAGGCAAGAAGTGGGAAGGCTATTTTTGCGAGGCAACACCTAAGAGCCAACAATGCGCCCCAGTGGGGATGGATGGCAAAGAGTGGGTGAAGCGTGGGTGATCTAGAGATTTACTTTCCAGACAAAACAGCCCTGCACTTCACTAACAATGGGGTAAGTGATCACGATTCTGAAATTTGCGATGGTTGCAATACACGCCAATTCACAACCGGTGGCATTATGAGTGACCAGATATTTGTTTGCGCCAAGTGCCGAGCAATAGACCGCGATGAATGAATTACAACTATTTACTTATCTAAAGAGCCGGTACATCCCAGACCTGCTAATGACCACCGATGAGTTTGAGAACTTTGATTGTGAGAGTGAGCAGCTAGGGGTTTACATTGAACTCAAAAGCCGCCAAACTCATTATGATGAACTGATGATCGAGCGCGACAAATACCACGCAGTAACCCAAAAGGCTTGGAAGGCTGGCAAAGTTGCGCTTTACATATGCTCAACACCCAAGGGCATTTGGTCATTTAATCTGAACAAACTCACAATGCCTTCTTGGTTTTACTTTGATGGATTGCCTGCCACTACCGAGTTTGATAACACCGACACAGTAACCAAGGTCGTTGGCTTCTTACACATTAGGCGAGGCAAGAGGATTGGTGCTTATGGAGCAAACAATGCTTGATGGCATCCGGTACTTCAAATGCCGAGGGGTTTGCCAAGGCCCTGCACCATTTAGCACCTTCACCTGCTATGACCTACCAGAGGGGCTATCAATGATTCAATGCCTTGATTGCCTATTTGTTACAGTGGCAATGGATGAACAGGCCTTAAAACGCAAACCACGCACCTTAGAAGGGGAGTTCAAGTGAAGTTTGCTTACGCTGATCCCCCATACTTCAAGCAAGGCAAAAAACATTATGGAGAGCACCACGATGCAGCTGAAATTTGGGATTCAGTGCAAGCCCATATTGATTTGATAAATAAACTCATTGATGAATATCCCGATGGTTGGGCACTTAGTTGCAATCCGCAAGATGTGCTTTGGCTTGGACATTATTTGCCAAAAGGTGCAAGGTTATGTGCTTGGGTTAAAGAGTTTCATCAGATTAGACCATTAACAGTGCAACACGCTTGGGAAATGGTGGTGTTGTATGGTGGCCGTAAAGTTTACAAACGCAACCCATTTGTTAGAGATTGGTTAAGTGCTTGCCCAACTAGGCAAAAGGGATTGGTTGGTGCAAAACCGGATGCTTTCAATGATTGGGTGCTGGATTTGTTAAACTTCAAACAAGGAGATCAATTGGATGATTTGTTCACTGGTACTGGTTCAATGTCGCGTGCGGTAGAACGCCGATTCTCAATGATGGAGTTTCAATAATGGATCACACGATCAGCCGATGCACCGGATGTGGGCAGTGGTTAGAAGCGACACACCGAGAGTGCCGTACTTGCTTGATTTGGGATAGTAGGAAGGTTTAAGATGCGCAACCGAACTCAACTGCGTGAGGATAAACAGCAGGGCGCACTGATCGTGCGTTGTCGCCCGTTAGAGGGGCAACCTTCGGCCTGCCCTGATCAACGGCCAATCCCTCAATGGGGGGGATATGGGGGGGCATTAAGGTTGTTGTTATGCCTTGGGTTTTGTCTTGTAGCTGCACTACCAACACACGCAAAAGAACAAGATCAACAGGTGTGGGAGATACACCTTCTAAAGATCACTAAAGACTACAAAGAGTACAAATGCGTTAAGAGATTGATATTCAAAGAATCATCTAACAATCCGGATGCGAGGAATGGTTCCCACTACGGCCTTCCACAAGGTCGCACACGGTACTTGGCCTCAGCCTCACCAACGGCGCAGATAACTTGGATGATGAAATACATAAGAGCAAGATACGATAATGGGTGCAATGCGCTACGGCATAGCAATCAAAAGGGCTGGTACTAATGGGATTGTCATTGCAATCAACTGAGTGGAAACGGGTTAGGTTAGAGATACTTCAACGCGATCAGTACACCTGCTATATGTGTGGCGGTGAAGCCAACGAAGTAGATCACA